GTTAGATATTTTATAAACTCTGAAATATCTCTCTAAAGGTTCGTCTAAAGAAGGTTTATCTAATATTAAATGAACAAATTCAGATCCATGAAGATCCATAGTTCCTGCGCTGTCGTTAGAATCAGTGATTAGCACATAACCCGAGATTTGAGAAGAATAGATGTCCTCGAATATTTTCAATTCGCTAAATGCAGTATAAAGATCTAAGGTTGCGCCTGTTGAAGACAACAACTTAAATGCCTTTATCTCATAGTCACCAAGTCTAAAAATACCAGTACTGTCGGACATTTTATCTCAATAAATCTCTCAGTTCATTTTCTACTTTAGCAGCATAATCAGGATTCAATATGTTTATATTTCTTCGCTTTTCATTTTCTATGAATTCATGATCATAATTCGATATAGCACTGTATGTTTCAGTACCTGTGATGATGCTGTCATCGCTTAATGTATAGTTATAATTTACCTTTATTGGTGGGCTGTTTAATGTTGGTGCACCACCTTCAAAACGGTCAGATGCGGTTTTGGTTGTAAAATTAAAAGTTTTATCTGTAACGGTGTATATTCTTTCATTAATACGACCATCAATACTATTTGATTCCTCAATTTTTACTTCATAATGATGAAGTTCGGTTTTAGCGTCCTCGAGTGAACCATATTTTGCAATGATGTAGTTATCGAATTCCTTACTGTGTAAAACCCATTCATATTTTGGATCAATAATAGAATTGGCGTATAAAATTATCCAGTGTTTTTGAGCGTCACCGTAAAAATTATAAGCAACTATTTCTGGCGTTTCGCCTTCTTTAATTTCATATTTGTAATATAAGAAAGAATTATTCAACACTTCCTTAATAATTTTTGCTCTTGTGAGCACATTAGTGACCAATGCAAAGTTTGCATTAGCAGTATCGAAAGAATAATAGGTTTGTGGAAAATACGAAAAATAAGCCATTAGTAACCTTCTGATTCAATTTTAGTTTTCGTAACGAGTTCAACTTCTGTGAAATCTAAACGTAATCTGGTTTCAATTGGAACGCCGTCGGCATACGTTTGCCATTGACCACTAGGAGAATAATCGACGTCTATACGGTTAAGAACACATCTACCAATTCTAGGCAAGAACGGATTCTTTATATCACCGTGTCGTAACGTAATTCCAAACTCTGAAGGTGGCACGAAGAACATTGGCGCTGGAGTTGGACCACCAAATCCTTTAACAGGATCGACCAACGGATTAGTTTCTGGTGCAGCGTGGAATTTAAACGTCTTGATGATTTCTTGAACTTCTCTCGCTTCCTTACCATTCTTCGGCTGAAACATAAATTCAAACTGAAACGATCTAAAGTTTGTTCCGCGATACAAAACTTCAAGCATTGGATTTTGCGCATAACCCATATTGAATAGTGAAACGTCAGCAAACCCACTACCCACAAGAGAACCGCCCAAAAGTGGCGTTTGAGTTGAGGAACCAATCGCTCCTGTTGCGAGCGCCATGTATGGGTTTTTTGTTCCTGGTAGTTGACTCAAATAACGTTTAAAATCATCCATACTCTTAATGTCGCCTTCGCCAGGCAAAAGAGACTGACCACCAGCGCCGAGCATACCAAGCATACCGCCAGCTTCCTTTACGCTAATTTGATCATAATCGTGACCATACGTTGTGAAGAAGTTTGCTGGCATATAAAGAGAGACCATGCCATCAATTTTTTCGGCAGTTCTTTCGACTTTCAATCCAGTCAATTCAGTTTGTTTTTTGATTAATTCGGTAGCAATTGCGCCTTTGATTGCAGCTTGTGTTTTTGAATTTGTTACAACAGAGGCTGCGGCACCAAATGCCGCTCCCGTAGCACCACCAATTAATTTACCAAGGAAGCCTGCAACGCCTCTGCCGCCCAATGCAGCAGAACCAGTTGCTGCGCCGAGTGCAGAATCTTTTGCAATTTGATAGCCACCTTGAACGGCATAAATTGCTTGGGCGGCACCAGTGGCTTCTTTAAAACCGCCAATTTCAGCATAATTGCTTACATTTGTTGTGTTTTCGGCTTTCTTTACAGTTTTGTTAAACGAACTTTTACGAGGGATATAAATAACAAAGTCTACAGAGTGTGGATAATTTTCCCCTAAATCCAGCGGATACTTTAAATTTAGACTTTTTCCATCACTTTTAAGTCTATTTTTATCAGGCGCTTGTGCGTTGACTGTTGGTGTTGCTTCTGCCATTTGAATTATACGCTATTAAGATGAAATATTTTCAAGGATATTTTAAGCCGAGAAATCCTAGCAAATATTTAGGTGATTCGCAGAACATAATCTACAGGTCTAGTTATGAGTATCGAGTTATGACATATTTCGATACTAATCCAAACATTCTTAAATGGGGCAGTGAGGAATTCTCAATACCTTACGTTTCCCCCATAGATCGTTCTTGGCACCGTTATTTTCCAGACTTCATAATTCAAGCCAAAGGTAAAGACGGCAATACGAAAACAATTGTAATAGAGGTGAAACCTTCTAGTCAAACCACGCCCCCTAAAATCGGTCAAAAGCCAACAAGAAGATACATTAACGAAATCGCCACGTGGGGTGTGAACGAAGCCAAATGGAAAGCCGCAAAAGAATACTGTTTAGATCGCGGTTGGGGCTTTCAAATCATCACAGAAAAGGATTTAAACATTAAATAAATATTTTAATGGCTAATATACTCGATAGACTCAGCACTCAAATGAATAAGGCTGGCGTTTCACAACGCACGGCAAAGGCGAGAACATGGCTTCGTAATAAGGTGAGCCAACTACGTTCAGTCAGAAGAAATACAATTATTCAAGATTCGACTAGAAAAACGACTGGGTTTTATCCAGGCAGAATGTACTTCTATTTCTACGATCCAAAAACAAAAGACACTTTACCATATTACGATAGATTTCCTTTGGTTATCCCAGTTGAACGTTATAAAGATGGTTTCTTGGGTCTCAACTTACACTATCTACCAGTCAAATATCGTTTGATTCTTTTGGATAAACTATACGAAACATTAAACAACGATCGTTTTGACGATACTACAAAAATGCAGTTGTCATATGACTTATTAGCTGGTGCAACCAGATATGAAGAATTTAAACCCTGCCTCAAACGTTATTTGACTTCACACATTGCATCAGGGCTTATCGAAATTGAGCCTTCAAATTGGGAAATTGCACTGTTCCTGCCTGTGGAAATGTTTGTCGGTGCTACGAAAGAACAAGTCCACAAAGACTCAATGGAGATGATTTAATGCCTTTTACAGTACCTGGATTTGAGGAAAGAAAACCACCTGCGGAAGTTCAAAGCCCACCGCAAACTCCTCCTGCTCCACCGCCAGCAGACAATAGTCGTTCCTCATTAAATTTAGATAGTGTTGCAATTAAAAACATTTTCTCAATTGACAACTTTAGATCAAAGGTTAATTCGTTTGGTGGGTTTCAGAAAACCAATCGTTTCTACGTTGAGATTTTTAGCCCTAAATGGACTAACGATACTATGGATCGTTTAAAGTTTTTATGTGAGGCTGCAGAACTTCCTGGTAAAACGATATTAACAAGCGATGCAAAAATCTATGGTCCTGCGTATAAAGTTGCAACAGGAACAGTTTTCAACGAGATAACTTTAACCTTTATATCAACTAATGATATGAAAGACAAATTGCAATTTGATCTTTGGATGAATTCTATACAAAACCCAAGAAAGTTTCACATGAGTTATCGAGATGAGTATGTCGGAACAGTTTCAATTATCGCATTAAGTGAAACTCCTGAAATTCAAGATCCAAAGGCTGCAGCAGCTGCGGCTTCTTCAAGCCCAATGTCATTGATTGATAAGATTCCATCGAGCGTCGTTGATATAACAATTGATGCCTTCAGAGCAATCAAGAACAGATTTACTGGTGGTGGTGCACCTCAAAACGAAGCAGCACAAAGCACACCTGAAGTTCCCACACCAAAGGTATATTGGGTAAAATTGATTGACGCTTTCCCAGTTGCAATTGCTCCTGTTCCTTTGAGTTGGTCAGATGACGGATTTATGCGATTCCAAGTTACTTTCGCATATCACAGATGGGAAGGTATTTCTGAAACAATTGCTAAAATGGAAGAAGTTGTTGTTCAAGGAAATAGATTCGCTAATCCGTTAAAATATGTACAAAAGATTTCTGCGCTCGTTAACAGCGCAAATAAAGAAAACTTAAAAAATATGGCTATAGGTCGTTTAGAAAATACAATCTTAGACGCAGTCAATGATACTGATGGTGGGCTCAGAAAAATTATTGGTACTGGCGAAAATGCAGTCAACAATTATCTGAATCAATCATCTGAAAAAGTTGGACTTAATACTAGCGGTAGAAAGCCATTGAACTTTATCATAGAAAGAATTAAATTTGATTCTGGTCGTACTTAATAAAATATGGAGTAATTATGTTACCGAAAATTGAACATCCAATTCATGAAATTGAATTGAAATCTGTAAACAAAATGGTTAAGTTTAGACCATTTTTAGTTAAGGAAGAAAAGATTCTTCTCATGGCATTAGAGGCAAATGAAGAAGAATCAATGATTGATGCGATACGTCAAATCATTCAGAATTGTGTAATCTCACCATCTGACTTTAATGTGGATGATTTAGCGATTTATGATTTAGAATATTTCTTCATAAAATTGCGCGCACATTCAATGGGTGAAATCGTAGAAACCAAATATACATGTCAAAATGTAGTGAATGAGAATCAAGACAAATGTGGCAATCTTATGGACGTGACTGTTAATCTATTTGACGTTACTTTAAGGAATGCGGAAGATAATTCAATCATTAAATTTAACGATACGGTTGGCGTTAAAATGAAACACCCAAACATCAATTCGTTAAATCAAATGTCTGAAATTAACTTTTCTGAGAGCGTCAAGCATGTTGTAGATTTCATCTACGATTGCGTAGATTACGCATTTGATGAGAATCAAGTTTATACAAAAGACGATATTAGTCGTGAAGAATTTACAGAGTTTGTCGATAATATGTCCAAGACAGATTTTGATAAATTTGAAACCTACTTTACGTCTTTACCAAAGTTATCATATACAATCGAAAAAACCTGCTCAAAGTGCAATTTTGAACATAAAATTGTTCTGGAGGGTATCGGCGATTTTTTCGATTAAGTTTTTGTAATGAAAATCTGAAGAATTATTTTAAAACTAACTTTGCATTGATAAAACACCACAACTTTAATGTGGCTGAGTTGGAAAATATGATCCCTTGGGAAAGGGAGACATATGTATTGCTTGTGCTACAGTATTTAAAACAAGAGCAAGAACGACAACAGATGGAACAATTAGCGAGAAAGAGTAGATAAAAATGGCAGAACCTAATCCATTCATGGCAATGCTTGCTCAGAAGATGGGCGGAAAACCTACACCTGAGGCGCAACCAGAATCTAATCAGCAAACTGATAAGAAGGTTGACAAAAGACCAAAACGAGCATCGTCGCGCGATAAAGTTAAAGGTATGCGTAATTACACAGCTGGTCGTTCTGTGTCTGATTTCATTGCGTCTCAATCTGAAAGTCCATTCTTGCGAAGTGCTTATGCTTATGCAAAAACAATTAGACAGAGACGAGAAATGGAGGCTGCTAAGAAAGATGCTGCCGTAAAAGGAAAAGCCCCAGTTGATGATAAAGAAAAGCAAGAGGAAGGTGAAGAGGGGACAGCTGATAAAAGAACTGGTATTAGAACAATTGCGACGTTGAAACGACAGTTAAAAACAGTCGAGAAGGTTACAATTGAAAATCAAAAAGATACAAAACAAGTAGTCAAAGCAATCTCAGAAATAAAGAAGGGCATACTGGGAATCAAAAATGCTATTAAAAAGATAACAGGTTCTTTTTCAAACATTACAAGTTCAATTACTCCCTCTCCTGAAAAATCTCTTGCAGCATCGGCAGCAAGAATGTATAGCAGCGCAGGAGCAGATACGAAAGAATTAATGAAACCTATTGATGTTAAATCAGAAGGTCAAGAGTATCTTTATTATAGGGGAGCTCCTGAAGGTCGACAATTCTATAAGAAAGGTAGAAGTGGAGCAGCTGGTGCTATTGCTTCAAGAGAAACATCAGAAAAGTTATTTGCAGAATTAGATAAAAAATTATCAGCAATTAGTGCTAAGATGAATGGTGGTGAAGGTGATGCTGGAAAAGTCGCAGGACCAAAAGATTATGGTCAGTTAAAAGAAGTTGACAATCGCGAAGAAACAGAAAAATTAGAAAAGGCATTGGAAGGTGCATTAAGAAAAGTATTACCAACAGCATTAGCAGAGGCTGGTGTGGGCGATCAAATGCCAATGATGGGTGGTGGCGGTGGTGGTTTCGGTGGTGGTTTATTGG